AGCAGCGTCTCGTCATCCCCGAACTCAGCCCTGAAAGACTTGGGCGCACGGGCCAGCGACGGGCCGTAGTAGCGGTTCGCCTCGGCCACGGTAAGGTCATCGGGTGGCTGTCCGCGATGATGCCAAGCACAAGCCGGGATCGTGAACTGGTGCCCGCGCCTGCGTCCACCAGACAGCAAGTGATGCACGTCGCCTTGCGAGTACACGCCCCGGCTACGGCAAGCAATGCAGCCAATCTGCTGTAGCTTGCGGAACCGGGCGAGGTCGGCTTTAGTGGTCACTTCGTCGCCTTCTTTTTCCGCTTCACCGGCTTGCGCGTATTCCGATAGATCGAGTCGAGTACGGTCGGGATGCGAATGAAGTTGTGACAATTCAGCAACTCATTCAGCCGCTTAAACTCGTCGCGGATGTCCATTAGCAACTCGACTTCGACGTGCTGCCAAGTGAAACCTGTGTCCGTAGGCGTATTCCAGTCCGCGTCAGATCGTTTCTTGTTTCTCATGCCGCGCACCCCGTCATCCGCAAGATTTCCTCCTCGAACTCTGGCAACTCCACGCCCGGCAGCAACTCGCGCACAACGGCATCCTTGACGCGCACCAGGTACGCGCTCCACTCGTCCTGCGATAGCTTCGAGAACGCGATGCGCCGCGGGATCTGCAGCACCTTGTCGCCCACCTTCACGATGTCAACGTGGCCGGTCAGCAACCGCAGCGCCTGGTCTACCTGCTCGCGGGTCTGCAGTTCGGCGTGGTTCTGTGCCACAAGCGCGCACAGAGCCCAGTAATACCGTAACTGCGCCACCGACCGGGGCCGGGTGATCTCGCAGCGCACGGTAGTGCCGAGCGGGATACGCTTCATGTTCTCGACGGCCGCAGAGTCGTCGGCCGCGAATCCCTGTAGCGTGCGCTTGAGGTAGAACTCGGCCATCACGCGCCCCGGTAGTGCCGGCACTCGCCCGCGAGGTATCGCCGCACCGTAGACCGCGCCAGCCCGAACTCCCGCGCAATGCGGTCGAACGTCAGCCCGCAGGCCCGAAGGTGGCTCATGCGCGCGATCTGCGCGAGCGTGGCTTTGGGTTTGCGGCCGGTCATGCGGCCTCGCGTCGCTTGTGGGCGGTGCGGGCAAGGTAAATGTTCACGGCCGGCACGCCCAGCAACCCAGGTCTGCGCAAAACATGCAGCGCGGGCCGGCGCCGGCAGGGCGCTCGTCTCGGTATCCGTCAACCTTGCAACGCTGACCGGGTAGCAGAATCGATGGATGCGCCCGCGGCCGAACGATTGCACACTGAGGGCAATTCACGCCCAGCGTCGCGCGCCGCTCTCGGCGGTGTTCCTTCAAAGCGCGAAAATCGTCGCCTACGTCGCCCATCACGCCACCTTTCGCTTGTGCGTTTGCCGAATGTAGTTGCTGACCGTCTTCGGGTCCACGCCCAGCGTCCGCGCCACCTCGCGCTGAGACTGACCGAGCGCCGCCCATTCTCGGATGCGGCGCACGGTTTCGGGCGGGAGCTTCGGCGGGCGGCCGACCCAGCGAGTTGTCATGCGGCCACCTTCAGCGTCAGCGCGGTCAGCGCGGCCAGTTTGTCGTCAAGCTCGCGCAGGAATAACTGCACTTCGGCCTCCAACTCGTTCACCCGATCGTCGTCGCGTTCGAGGCGCTTCACAAACAGCCGCAGCGCCTCGGGCATCCGAGGGTCATAGCTCACGAAGTCGCACCACTCCCGGCCCGTGCAAGCCATCTGCCATTGCATCTGCGTGACGTATTTGGCCGGCACGGACTGGCCGAGTAGCGTCTCGATATGCGTGGCGGTGTTCGGGCATTTGATTTCCACCAGCCCGTCGTCGCCAACCAGCCCGTCCGGTGACGCGCCCGTGTCTGCAATCGACGGGTGTTCCACGAGCCCGACCTCTTCGATTTCCTGGCCGATCAGGAAGGCGTAGGCATCGCGGGCCTCCCCTTCGTGATCGATCCCCCATTGCATCGCCGCGTTCGTGTAGCTATCCGCAGGAATGCCGGTCAGCCGCTCCGCGATCAATTCGGCCATGTAGTTAGCACGCCCCGCGCCCCAGCCGGTCTTCGTTCGCGCCACCACGTCGGCAACCCGCGATGCCGTCACCTTGCCGCAGCGGGCGGCTTTCCATTCATCGCTTCCCTGAATCATGCTTTCCTCTTGCGCTCGAGCGCGGCAATCGCGTTTGCGTAGTGGCGGGCGTAGATCCCTTCCACGCTGTCGGCTTTCATGTAACGCAGGAACAACTTGCGATCCGCGCCAACCTCGGTCAGCAGCGCTTCGATGTTCGCAGCTTGCTCCGCGGTCACGCGCGCCACATCGGCCGGCGCGTTGCCGTCCGTGTCATCCTCGCCAATCGCCACGTTGAAGATCATCTTCAGCAGGTAGCGCATCCCGTAGGACATCGCGGCCCCAGTCGCGTGCGTCTTCGTCATTACGTCGCCGCCCCTCGCGCCCTTGCCGTCGTTCGGCATATCGACGTGATAAGTGCGGGTATGCCCGCCGACGTGCGAGACGTGGCACAGCACGCGGATACAATCCGGCGTTGGGCTGTCGGTTGTGTCGAAGCTCAGGGATAGCCCCTGATCGATGTAGACCGGCCGCAGCGCACGATCCAGGGCGGCGTAGCTGGCGTACCGGCTTTTCGTCTGCGGGTTTGAAGCGTCCGTGGCAACCCGGCCGACGCCGGCCTGCGCGCGGTTCAATGCCCCGTTGAACTCCGTCTCGGCCTGCTTGGCCGCGAACCGTTCTTGAAGCGCGAACAGCCGCTCCATCTTTTCCACGTCCACGTCTGGACTCTGCGCGGCCCGCGCGATTACAGACAAGATCGACGTTGGTTCCGGTACGGACTCGGCCCGTACAATTTCCTTTGTGGCATTCATTTCAGAAACTCCTCTATGGTGGCCCGCAGCCGCGCAATCGCCTGCTCGTGCTTGAAGCGAATCTCGTTCATCTGTTGCAGCATCGCCTGCTTTTCCTGCTGCGACCGCTCGAGCGCGTGGCGCAGCGCGATCACGTCCTGCTGCAGCATCCGGTTGCGCTCGGCCAGGTCGGCGTCGTAGGTCATGCAGCCTCCTGACGTGCGATGGGCAGGAACGCGCGCCAGATACTCGGATCGCCCCACTTGCTCGCCAGCCGTTGCGCGCGGCGCCGGATGCGATTCTGTTCGTAGTAGCGGCGGTGATAGTCGCGGCGGTTCATGCGAACAGTTCCAAGTTCTCGTCGTCCAGCCGGCGACCGCTGGCCGCGGCTTCGACGTTCAACACGGCCTGCCGGTAATAGCTCGCCTTGAGTTCGACGCCGATCCCGAGGCGGCCCTGGCACACGGCCGCGTAGACCTCGGACCCGACGCCCATGAACGGCGTGAACACCTTCTCTCCGGGGTTCGACCACAGCGTCAGGATGCGGTCGATCACGTCGAGCTGCAGCGGGTGGACATGCTTCTCGTCGTCGGGATCGCGGGAGTCCTTGAACGGCAGGACGCGCTGCATTCGGATGTCATCCCAAAACGCGCTCGCGTACTGCCGCCAGATCCAATGTGAAAAGCGGTTCTCGATCTGGTTGCCTTTCCATGCGCGGTACTTGAACAACTCGGCCGGCATCTGGCGCTCGCCGGCATACTCGAGCAGCCCGACCGGATGCGCGATCGGCACGGGGTTATCGCCCTTGCGCCGGAACACCAGCAGGTAGTCGGCATTGGCGACACTGCACTTGCTCGAATCATCCACGATGGTCTTATGCGCCAGCGACTTCATCATCGTGCGGTTGCGGACCGCGAGCGGTTCCTTCCACACGCTGTAGCGGGCGACGTAGCGCCATCCCTCGCGCTCGTGCAGCCGGATGATATCGCCGGGGAAGTCAATGATGGAGTCGCCCTTGCCGGTATTGCTGGCCGGCACGTCCATGCAATGCACGGCGGTCATGCGACCCGGCATCGTGAGCCGCGCCAGTTCACGCACGACGAACGTGTAATGCTCGAAAAACTCGTCGTAATCCTTGCAGTTCGACAGGTCGCGGTCGTCGCTGCTGTAGTGATACAGGCCACCGAACGGGGGCGAGTACACCGACAGATGCAGCGATTCGTCGGGCATCGCCGCCATGACCTCGATGCAGTCGCCGTTATAAATGGCGAACTGGTCCGTAACTTTCTGTTCCTTCACAGCCATGAGGGGATCTGCTCCTTAGTTGTAAACGCTGCGGCCCGATTGATCCGCAGCACGTTGTTCATTTCAGTCACTAGGTTCGAGAACATCGCATCGGCGTTGCGCGCCTTGCGCTGTAGGTTTTTCAGCACGTCGCGGTCGCCTTCCGTTTCGATCACGTCCACACGCACGGGCCGGGTCTGACCGAACCGCCAGCAGCGGCGCACGCCCTGGTAGTACTGTTCGAAGCTGTGCGACGGGAAAAAGGTGACGTGGGCGCAGTGCTGGAAGTTCATGCCCCACGCGCCGATCTTCGGCTTAGTGACCAGCACCCGAGCGCGTCCTTCGGTGAACGCGATCATGCGGTCCTCTTTCGTTTCGTCGCTGTCCGATCCTTTGACCTGTACGCAATCAGGAATCAGTGATTGCAACAGGTCGCCTTCCTCGTTCAAGTGGCACCAGACCAGCGCCGGTTGGCCGGTATCGTTCACCAGTTCGGCCACCTTCTCGCACCGCTCGCGCAGGGTGCGACGGCGTTCCTCGCGCTGCTCGCGCAGGCCCACGGCCGGGAGCGCGAACAGCATCCCATCGGGCAGGGTGTTCGATTCGACAAGGTGATCCACTTCCTCGAGCGGCGGCAGCACGAACCGGCCGTCATCGAACCCGAGGTCGGACGGCTTGCGGACCGCCCGCGCCCACGAGCAAACCCAGCGCCAGAACGGCTGTTCGGCGTGGCCCTTGAATCGCCACTTGATGACCTCGCCGCGCATCCGGCCGTTCGCGCTGTTGTTCAGATCATTTTTGAAAAACCGATTCAACATATCCATGTGCCCGAGGTAGCCGAGCGCCTCGGAGGATGTGCCGAGTTCGATGTAATCATTAGGCGCAGCCGTGGCGGTCGCGAGCAGCCTGTACGGAGTCTTGCGCATGAACGCCGTGATTTCAGTCCGGCGCGCACCGTCGAAGCTCTTGAGGATGCTGGACTCGTCGCAGACCACGCCGGCAAAGTCGGACGGATTGAACAGCGACAGCCGCTCGTAGTTCGTGACCGTGATCCCGTCGTGGGCCACACCGTCATGCGAGCGGGTCACGCGGACGTGGAACTTCTCGGCCTCGCGCACGATCTGGTGCGACACGGCCAGCGGCGCGAGAATCAGCACCCGGCCGCCAGTCTTGCGGGCCACGTTCTCGGCCCATACCAGTTCCATCGGCGTCTTACCGAGGCCGCAGTCGGCCAGGATCGCAGCGCGACCAGTGCGCACGGACCATTCGACCAGAGACGCCTGAAAGTCGAACAGAAAGTCAGGCATCCACACGGGCGCGAAGCCATGCTCTGAGCCGCGGTGCGTCTTGTAGTCGAGGAACCCGGCGTAATCGCGGACGGCGATCATCGTATCCCCGCCCGTTCCTTGCGCGCCCGCTCTTCCATCCGCCGCCTGAAGTCCTGCTTGCGGATGTCCTTCCACTGGTGCTCGGTGAACTCGCGCCAGTCCTGATCGCTGCGCTTCACGAAGTCGAACAGGCGCAGGATCAGGTACATGGCGATCAGCCACAGGAAAAACAGCATCGCCCCGATTTGCCAGGTCATGACCAATCCTCCTGCTGCTGCCGTCGGGGGTGGATTCCGAGCCGCCAGAACCGCGCGTTGCGGCGCCGGATCTGGTCGATGTTCGCTAGTTCGCTCTTGCTGAACCCGTCGCCGTCCGCGTTGCACTCGGGGCAGGGCACCTCGTAGTCGTCCTGCGGATCCTGGCTGCGAACTTCCACGCGGCCCTCGCCGTCGCAGGTGTCGCAGGGGTGATCGCAATCCGGGCAGATCGGCTCGCTCGGCGGGTGGTCGAACTCGCCGCGGTACACCTCGTCATCGATCACGAACGGCTGGTTGCAGACCGTGCAGACGAAATCGATTCCGTTGATGCTCATGTCAGTGGCTCCTGAGTTCGGCAGCCCGGCCGGCGAGGTACGCCTGACGCAGCGCAGCGATGGCAACCGGGTCGGTGATGAGGCACATCCGCGCGATGGCCTGAGCTTCCACATCGGCCGCGTCCATCAGCGACTCGACCTTCGCGAGGTGGTGCGCCATTTCCTCGTGGCGCTTGGCCGCGTCGAGGTGCCGCTGGCGCAGTTCCTTCTCGGCCGATCCGCAGCAGACCGCAGCCTGGCGCGAAACGGACGCCTGAATGCGGTGGTACTGGCTGGTGTTCTGCTTGCCTGCGAGTGACATCTTTTCGCTCCCGTCAAATAAACAGTGAATAAGCGAGCAACCCCATCAGCAAGCAGGCAGCCGTAACGGCGATGTTAAAAAGCGCGTCTGAGGTGTGGCTGTTCATCTTTTGCTACCGGCCCGTGATGGGCATGGGTAGACAATACGCCTTGCCGGTCAGGGTGTCAAATACTTTTCGCTACGCAGCCGATGGACGTTGACACCATAGCAGGCACGGCGTAGATTTGCGGGCATGGACAAATTGCGCGAATGGTTCACCCTGACCGGAGTCTCACAGGGCGAGCTTGCCGAAGAAATTGACGTGACGCGGGCCACGATCCACAACTGGCTCACGGGCCGCAGCTTCCCGTCCGGTATCTACCTGCGCCGATTGCACGAACGCACGCGCATCCCGCTGGAGGACCTGGTCCCGCGGGAGGATGCTGCTTGAGTGGGAGGCTCCAGCCGGCTCGGTGCGCTACCCGGCCGGCTGGGCCGTTTGCTGCGGCGGGCAGTGACGGTAACGGTTTACCCTGCGCGCATTGTGGTATATTACAGTAATTCCCTGTAATGCGCCATAACGAGCGGTAATCGAAATGTACAACAAGCTGTATACGAAGATCCTCGACTCGTCGATATGGCTTGAACCGAACCCAACACGCATCGTCTGGATTACCTTCCTCGCCGCAATGGACGAGGACGGATTCGCCCAATTCTCGAGCGTCCGCAACCTGGCAAACCGGGCAATGGTGACAGTTGAGGAAGCGACTGCGGCCGTCAAAACGCTGGAAAGCCCAGACGGTGAATCGGCGAACAAAGAGCATGATGGCCGCAGAATCGAGCGCGTTGACGGCGGTTGGATGATCCTGAACGCGGGCCTGTACCGGGACATCGTGACCCGCACCGAGAAGCTGCGACTCAACCGGGAGCGGGTCGCCAGACACAGGGCAAAGAAAGCCGGTAATGCGGTTGGTAATGCACCTGTAATGCAATCAGATGCAGTATCAGAGGCAGTATCAGAAACACTACCGCTCCGTTCTTCTTCCGTTGGTGCATATAGCACCTCTGAGTCTTTACCAGCGCGTAAGACGTTTTCAACGAAAAATGAAGAAAACCGGCGCGCTGTAGCGGCATTGGCGGCCTCTGCCGTTAAGGGCGTCCGACAATGAATACTAAGACCTGTCGGAAGTGTGGCTTGGAACTAGGGTTTAAGCGGCTTCCGAACGGGAAATGGTGCCCGACTAATCCAGACGGCTCCGACCATTGGGATTTGTGTCGGGAAACGCAGTTCAAGAACATGACGGCAGGCGAGCGCAAGGCGTATCACGCCGCCCAAGCCGCGATGCGGGCACCACGTAGGACGAACGGCCGCAACCTGACGCACGTTTACTCGAACGGCGATGAGGTTCCGCCATGGGACGAGTCGCTAGGCGAATTCAGGGATTTCACGGACTCCGAGAAACTGGCCGGGATCGTTTGTGAGCCGGTCGCGCTATGACCCGCCCCAATCCGTACTCGCTCGGCAGAATTTGGGACGATGACACCCGCGCCGCTTACGCCTCGATGCCGCTGAACCGTCAGGGCGTCGTGGTGGGCCTGCCGCACACCCCAGACGCCCTTGTGCCTGCCGCAGAGCAGCAATGGCGCGAGTGGATGCGCAAGACGCCGAAGCACCTGTGGCCGACGTGGGCGGACAACTGGGCGGACGTGAAGCGGCTACGGGGACTGTCGTGAAGTGGGCCAAGCCTACCCGCTACGCCCAACTGACCACCGACGGCCGCTACTCGGTCGCAAAGGTCGCTGTGCGTGGCGAGTGGCGATACGAAGCCTGGCGCACCGCCCAGCACCCCGCCGGCCGGTTGCCGATCGCCAAGCACCTCACGAGCCCGGAAACCGCACGGATCGCCTGCGAGGAACACCATGCAGCAGCTTGACGCCTTCGCCCCCTACACCGACACGCCCCGCGCCCGCCGGTCGGATCCTGAGACCTCGCACCTCGCGGCCGAGCGCATCAAGCCGAAGCTCAGGGCGCAGCAGCAGGCCGTACTGGACGCGCTCGCACGCTGGCCGGGCTCGACGGCCGTGGAACTGGCAAAGGTGAGCGGCCTCGACCGCTACCTAGTGAGCCGGCGCCTGCCCGAGCTAACCCCGATTTGGGTCCGTCGTGGACGGCCGCGGGCCTGCTCGGTGGCGGGAACGATCCAGGGGACATGGTACGTGGTGGACCGATAAGGGAGGTCAGGTTATGACGACCAGCAGACGTGGATTTCTGGGGATTCTCGGCATTGCGGTGGCTGCTCCGGTTGTGCTGCGTGGCGAGGCCGTGCCGCTCGATGATTATCGAGAAAATTATTGGGAGGACGAACTCGAGCTTGAGGATGCAGCGGACGCCACGTGGGAACCTGCGCCTGGCATCCCTAACCATCGCGTACAGGTCTACGGCTGCGCGGAGGTCGGCGCGTTCGAATACGGCATGGCATGGTTCGCGGGACCGGCGAGAATCTATGCAGTCGGGACGGGGTATCGGCTCGATATCGTTGCGCACACGAATGTCCATGACCTGACTGACATTCTCGCGCCACCGATAGACACTCATTTCTCAACGAAGGGATGGACTGTTCGCATGGATAGCGACGTGGCTCTGACAGCCGATCACGGCATGGACGTGTCTGGTCTGGTCGCGGCGAAGGCGGACGGGACGCTGATCTGCTGGGTTCCGGTCGGGGCGTTCCTGATGGCGCAAAGCACCCTGACGTTATCCAGCGGCAACGACTTCCTGATGCTCAGTTACGCATGACCATTTTCCGCCGAGCCGCCAAGCGGGACGCGAACGAGCGCGCCATCGTGGAAGCCCTCGAGGCCGCCGGGGCCAAAGTCTGGCGCATGTCCCTGCCCCTCGACCTGCTGGTAGGCCTGCACGGCCGCTTCGTGCTGCTCGAGGTCAAGCGGGAAGGGGAGCGCAAACCCCGCAAGGACCGCGCCACGCAGACCGAGACCATCGCCGAGTGCCAGCGCAAGGGCTTGCCCGTGTACGTCGTCAGGACGCCCCAGGAAGCGCTGCAGGCCATTGGAGCGGTGCGATGACCGCCAAGCGCCTCACCCCCGAGCAGGAAGCGATCGTCCTCGAGCGCCGCCTCAGATGGCGCGAGGGACTGCTCAAAGCCCTCGCCGCCGAATTCGGCTGCTCACAGAGCACCATCCGCAGGGTAGAGCGCGAGTACCGCAGGCTGGTCAACAAGCGTCCACCCGATTCCCCTGAGACCGAGAGTGGGGCATAAGCGGCGTGTGGGACGCCCGAGCCTCTTCACGGCCGAACTGGCCGCCGCCATCTGTGAGCGCATCTCACTGGGCGAGTCGCTGCGCAGTATTTGCCGCGACGAAGGGATGCCGGAAAAGCTAACGGTGCTCCGGTGGCTGTCGCAGGACGATCAGTTTTGTGCCCAATACGCGCGCGCGAGGGATCTCCAGGCCGATACGCACGCCGAGGACATCGTGGATATTTCGGATACCGAGCCCGATCCAGCAAAGGCTCGCGTCCGAATTGACGCCCGCAAGTGGTTCGCCTCGAAGGTTGCGGCAAAAAAGTACGGTGATGCGACGTTGCTGAAGCACGCCGACGCGGACGGCAACCGGATTCAGGCCATCGTCAACGTCACGATTTCGGGGACGTGATCCAGTGATCGAAGCGCCCATCGATTTCTCGCTCCACGCCAAACAAGGGAGAGCCTTCCAGTCGCACGCCACAGAGATTCTGTATGGCGGCGCGGCTGGAGGTTAGGTGGGAAAAGTCACCTCATGCGGGTCGCTGCGGTTACCTGGTGCGCCCAGATCGCCGGGTTGCAGTGCTATCTGTTCCGGCGCATCAGCGAGGATCTGGTCAAGAACCACATCGAAGGTCCGAAGGGTTTGCGCGCCATGCTCGCCGGCTGGAGCAATGCCGGCCTCGTGGAGATTATCGAAGGCGAGATTCGGTTCTGGAACGGCAGCAAGATCTATCTCTGCCACTGCCAGGAAGAGAAGCACCGCTTCAAGTACCTCGGTGCGGAGATCCATGTTCTGCTCATCGATGAACTCACGACCTTCACTGAGGTCATCTATCGATTCCTGCGCTCGCGAGTCCGCGCTGTGGGCCTGAACCTTCCCGAAGGGCTGGCCGGCGCGTTCCCGCGCATTCTCGCCTCGAGCAATCCCGGCAACGTGGGGCACCATTGGGTGAAGTCGGCATTCATCGACGGCCACGTTCCGCTCGAGGTGTGGCAGACCGCGGACGAAGAGGGCGGGATGCTGCGACAGTTCATCCCGGCACGCCTCGATGACAACCCAAGCATGGCGAGCGACGATCCGAATTATCGCGCGCGACTGCGCGGACTGGGTGCGCCGGCCCTGGTCAAGGCGATGGAAGAGGGGGACTGGAACGTCGTCGCTGGGGCTTTCTTCCCTGAGTTCTCCACCGCGCTGCACGTCGTCAAACCCTTCGAGATCCCAAAGCATTGGGTGAGGCTGCGCGCGATGGACTGGGGCTCGACGAAGCCGTTCTCCGTGGGCTGGTACGCCGTGTCCGATGGCGAGCTCAAGGACATTCCGCGCGGTGCGCTGGTGCAATATCGGGAGTGGTACGGCATGGCACCGGGCCAGCCGAACGTCGGCCTGAAGATGACCGCGGAAGCGGTGGCCGATGGGATTCTGGAGCGCCAGGCACCCGACGAGAAGATCGACTATTCGGTGATCGACCCGGCTGCGTTCTCCGAGGACGGCGGCCCGTCCATTGGCGAACGCATGGCAAAGCGGGGCGTGTATTTCCAACGCGCCGATAACTCTCGCGTCGGTAAGCGCGGCGCGATGGGTGGCTGGGACATGGTGCGCTCGCGGTTAGTGGGCGAAGACGAGCGCCCGATGATTTACTTTTTCGACACCTGCGTACACATCATCCGCACGCTGCCAACGATGCAGCACGACGACATCCGGCCCGAAGATTTGGATAGTGAGGCGGAAGATCACGCGGTCGACCAACTTCGTTATGCCGCGATGGCGCGCCCGTGGGTGCGTGACGTTCCCAAGCCGAACGTGATCCGCTTCAAGCAATCCACCCAACTGACCATCAACGAGATCATCGCGCAGCGGCGTCGCGCGCGGCTGGGGGCTGAATGACCGACGAAGTTCCATCAGTCACCACGCCGGCTGACATCGAGGTCAATCCGCGCGGTGTGGTGAGGCGCTGGCTCGCCGAGATCGCGGTTGCCGACAAGACCGAACACGACTGGCGCAAAGAGTCCGAGACGCTCTGGGAACTGTACGAGGGCGGGCGCAAGAAGGCGCACGCGTTCAACGTGTTCTGGTCGAATACCGACACGCTCGCGCCGGCCCTGTACAACTCCACGCCGCAGCCCGACGTGCGCAGGCGCTTCAGGGACGCGGATCCGCTCGGCAAGGCCGTGTCGCAGGTGATGGAGCGCTCGCTTTCCTACGAGGTGGACAGCTACGACCTCGACGCATCGATGGCGTCTGCGGTGCTCGACGTGCTGGTGACGGGTCGTGGTGTGGCGAGAGTGGCCTACGAGCCGCGCATCGTGGGCGGCGAGACGCAGCCGACGCAGCAGCCCGAACAGCCGCAAGTACAGCCGACTCCGCAGGAGCGCGTCACCGACCGCGCGGTGCGCGTCGAGGTGGTGCAGTGGGACTATTTCCGCCGCGGGCCGGGTAAGCGCTGGGACGAGGTGCCGTGGATCGCGTTCCGGCACGACTTCACGCAGGACATGGCGGCCGAGAAGTTCGGCGACGAACTCGCGCAAGCGCTCACCTACACCGAGGGCAAGGACACCGAGGCGGTCGAGGACAAGCAGTCACGCGAGATCTTCAAGACCACGCTGGTGTGGGAGATCTGGGACCGCGACACGCGCCAGGCGCACTTCATCGCGCCGTGCTACAAGGACAAGCCGCTGCTCACCGCACCGGATCCGCTGCACCTGTCCGGGTTCTTCCCGCTCCCGCGGCCGATGTACGCGGTCCCCACCACGCGCAGCCTCGTGCCGATTCCGCTCTACAAGCTCTACGAGGAGCAGGCGAAGGAACTCGACAAGATCTCGACGCGCATCAACAAGATCGTGGACGCGATGAAGGTGAGGGGAGCCTACAGTGCGAACCTGCCAGAGATCGGCAATCTGCTCTCGGCCGGCGAGAACGAGATGATCCCGGTCGCGAACATCAGCGAGATTGCCTCGGTGGGTGGTCTGGACAAGGCCATCTGGACGATGCCGATCGAGCGGCTGAAGCAAGTCCTCGAGGGTCTGTACGTCGCGCGCAACGAGATCAAGCAGACGATCTACGAACTGACGGGCCTGTCGGACATCATCCGCGGCTCGACGGACGCCACAGAGACGGCGAGCGCGCAGAAGCTCAAGAGCCAATGGGGCACGATGCGGCTGCAGAAGATGCAGCGCGAGGTGCAGCGCTTCGTGCGGGATCTGTTCCGCATCAAGGCCGAAATCATCGCCGAGCAGTACCCGCAGGAAACGCTCGTCGCGATCACGAACCTCAAGTTCCCCACGCAGCAGGATCAGGCGCAGGCGCAGCAGATCGCCATGCAGGCGCAGCAGATGGGCCAGGAGCCGCCGCCCGAAGTGATGCAGGCGCTCGAGGGGCCGACGTGGGAGCAGATCGGGCAGGTATTGAAGTCCGACCAGTTGCGCGAGTACCGCGTGGACGTGGAGACGGATTCGACGGTCGCCGACACGATCGACCGCGACATGTCGGGCATGAAGGAAGTCATCGACAGCGTCGGCGCGATCCTGCAGGGCGTGCCGCTCGGCCTGCCGGTCGAGGTGGCGAAAGAGATCGCGCTCGCGGTCGTACGCCGCGCAAGGCTCGGCCACGCGGTCGAGGACGCGCTCGAGCAGTTCCAGGGTGCGCCGCCCAATGACGCCGCGCAGCTCGAGGGCGCGCAGCAGCAGATCATGGAACTCATCAAGGGCGAGGGCGCCAAGATGGTCAAGGGCGAGCAGGCCGCGCAAGAGCAGCAGATGATGCTCACCCAGTACGATCAGCAGATTCAGGGCGCATTGCAGCAGGTCGGGCAGGTGGCGCAGGGCGCCGAGCAGGGGCTGATGCAGATCGGCCAGCAGCAGCAGATGATCCTGCAGCAGCTCCAGCAGGCCATTCAGGCGCTGCAGATGGTCCCGGCGATGCAGACCACCGAGGGCGTGGTGCAGACGCTGCAGGGCGTGCAGGAGGGCTTCCAGGCGGTCATCGAGGCCGTGCAAGCCCCGAAACAGGTGCAGTTTGATCTCGGCAAGGACGGCGTACCTCGAGGCGCGCGGCTCACGACCGAGCCGAACGCGGCATTGGCTCAGGCCGGTGCTGCGGTACAGGCGCCCACGGTGCAGGCCGTGCAGGGACTGGCCGCGCAGCAGATGGACGGGTTCCGGCAACTCGCCGAGGTGTTCACGAGCGGTATGCAGGCCGTCATTCAGGCGGTTGAGCGGCCCAAGAAGGTTAAGTTCGAGAAGGGCGCCGATGGGCGTATCTCAGGCGCCACCTCCACCGTGCAATGATCGAGATCACCGCCAACGGGTTCATCGAGGTGACGCGCAACGGCGTGGTGCTGTCGCGCCACCGTGCGGAGCGTGAGGCGCTGCAGTCCTGTGCGAAACAGGGGCCGGGAACCTACGTGCTCTACTACCCGAGCGTGCGCGTGGACATCGTGGGCGAGGATGTGACGCTCGAGACGGGCGAGATCAGCGGCGAGGCGCGCGCATGAGTGCGACCTTCGATACCACGACGAAGGCCGCCTACGATGCCGCCACCACGGCTCAGAGCCGCGCTGAGGCGATCGTAGCGAGCCTGACGGGCACGATCAGCGTCAAGGTGTTCAACGGCAGCAACACCGAGATGGGCTCGGGGACGATGGCCGCACCGTGGGCGACGGCGGTGGCCGGCGCAGTGGTGCTCGGCGAGGTGTCGAGCTTCACGGTCGGCACGACGGGTACACCCGACGCCAACTGGTACATCCGCTTCCAGAACGCCGACGTCTCGAGGTGGGCGCGCGGCTCGTTCGGGCTCTCGGGCGCCGATTACAACTGGTCGCTCGCGACCTGGGAGTCGGGCCAGACCGGCACCATCGGCACGGCGACGATCGTCGCGGCCGGCAACGAAGCGCCCGTGTTTTCGGTCGCGCCAACGGTGGCGAGCCTCGGCCCAACGGGCGGCACTGTTCAGTTCACTGCGAACGATCCCGAGGGCGGCGAGGTGTTCTACAGCCTCACCACGACGCTCAGCGGCATCATGATCAATGCCGCGAGCGGGCTGGTAACGGTCACGGCTGCGGCGGCCGGCACCTCTGGCAATATCGTCGTGCAGGCCGGCGACGGAATCCTGACGACGAGCGCAACCTGCGTGGTGACGGTGGCCGAGTCGGTGCTGCTCGACTGGCATCCCGGCCATTACATCACCACGGATGGGACGATGACGACGACGGACGTGTCGAACGTCTGCAACTACGCGAACGCCCGCAGCTATCTGAAGGGTGTCGTGATCCGTCCGTTCTGGAAAGACCTCGAAACGTCACGCGGCGTCTATGACTTCTCGATCATCGACTCCGCACTGGCGCAGCTCGCCACCGGCAAGTATCTGTGGGTGCAGATCCAGACGGCGATTTTCAACAATGCCGGGGCGGACGCGGCAGACCTCGTGCCGGCGTACCTGACGACCCCGGAGTTCGACGGCGGCGCGTATGACGACGGCACCGATGTCAAGACGAAAATCTGGAATGCTGCGGTCATGGACCGAAAGATCGCGCTGATTCAAGCGATGGCCGCGTCGTATAACACCACGGCGAAGTTCGAGGGTGTGCTGACCGGCGAGACGGCCATGAGCATCGCCACGAACGAAGGCACGTCGAACTATTCCCCGTCTGCGCTGGCGACGCAGTTGCAGCGGCTGTGTCCATCCGCAAGGGCGGCGTTCACTCAGAAACAGCTCGGCATCTACGTCAACTATATTTCAGGCAGCGGCAGCGCGCAGTATTTCCAGCCGATCCTAGAAGCGGCGCGTTCCGCGGACTACGTGCTCGGCGGACCAGACTCGCTGTACCTGAACCCGTCCACGGGACGGCAGTACATCAACGGCACGCTCGGCACGACGGACTATCGCGGCAAGGTCGGCATTCAGGTCGGGGACCAGACGAGCGGCCTGTCGAACACGTCTTACAACATCGCGAACCTGTTCTCGACGTGCTTCACGGCGGCGCCAGGCGGATGGGGCGCGAACTACGGGTTCTGGCTGTACGCGCCGAGCCTGCCGAACTTCGCCGCGATCATGTCGTATCTGGCATCGAACCCGAGCGAGTACGTCGCCACCTATCCGAGTGAGTTCCCCTGATGCCGGCCTATACCCTGCCGCCCAGCGTCGGATCGTGGGCGTCGAATACCGATAGCAGCGCGCTGTCGGTAAGCGCACCCGCCAGCTCAAGCGGCAAGCTGCTGGTGCTGGTGACGGCGAACCGCGCCGGGGCCCAGTCGATCGCTGCGCTGACGGGCTGGAAGCAAGCCGCCGCGGTCACCGATAACGGAAGCCTCGAGGTCTGGTTGCGGTACGGCGATGGCTCGGCGACCGACTCGCCATCGGTCGACTGGTCCGGAACGAACGACAGCGCAGCGGTGATCCTCGCTTACGCTGGTGACGTGTACGTTGACGTGGAGACTATCGTCGCGCACGCGAATACATATGGCGTGTCGTCAATTAATACGTTGCCGCTGCCGAACTTTAGCGGCGCGTCGGTCGATAACTGCCTCGTGCTCGCGGTCGGTCGCAAGAACAAGACCGCCACCTCGAACGATGCGACGACGGTCAGCCACTCGATCCTGAACGTCCGCGCGCAGTTCATCGGCACAAACGTAGACCAGGCGATCGGCGTCGGCGATTTGCAGCAGACGACCGCGACGAATTACGACGGCACCGACTTCACGATCGACGGCACGACGGAGTCGCTGTCGGCAAACGGGATCGTTGTGTACCTGAGATCGGCATCAGCGACCAGGTACGTCAAGGTGCTGGCCGAAGCGGTCGCCGCAAGCGAAACTGGCATCGAAGGCGTGGTGCTCAACGCGACACGCGACACCGTGATCGGTGAGTTCTCTGGTCAGGCATTTGAGGCCAGCCTCGAGAGTGGCGAGGCCGTGCTCCTGATTCCCACGGCAGACATCACACCCGACGGCAACACTCTCACCACTTCCGACACGCCGATCGTCTTCGCCTACAACGCCACGGACTCGCTCATCGGGCCGGGCTCTGCAACCGTGATCGAGGTCTAAATGGCAATCGTCGCAACCGACCTGAAGTTCTACCTGAGCGGCGGCGGCTCGAACGCCGACCCGAATGCGTCGCTGGGCGGCGCGATCTCGAGCGTGCAAGCCTCATCGAATCTGTTCGATGACATCGGCACGGCCGAGGCGGCGGCGGGTGAGAGCGAATACCGCGCGCTGTTCGTCAAAAATACCAATGCGACGGACACTGCCTACGCGACGAAGATATGGATCGCCTCGAACACGATCGCCACCTCGACGGCGTTGCAGATCGCGCTGGCGGATGAAGGTGTAGCGAACACCATCGAAACGGTTGCGAACGAAGGGACGGCCCCGACCGGCCCGACCTTCGATGACGCCGAGGACGAAGCGAATGCCCTGACGATCGGCAACCTCGCGCCCGGTGAAGCGCACGGGATCTGGGTCAAGCGCACCGTGACGGCCACCACGGTTGCCTTCGCGAACGATACGGCCACCCTTCGAGTCAAGGCGAACACCGCAGCATGAGCCTAGCCTGGGGTCCAAGACTGACTGCAGGATCTCTCTCGTGGAGCGCGAGAGAGGCCAGCACGACCGAGGGCGTCATCAACGGCTCGGCCGAGGTGCTGTCGTCGGTCGAGCGCGACCTCGGGCTGTTCTGGGCCGTCAATGGTGGCGTCGAGTCCGACCTGTCGCTGCTGTGGCAGGTCGAAGCGGATCCGGTGACGGCCGTCGAGTCGGATCTCACGGTCACTTGGAACATCATCGTCGCGGCCGGCACGTCGGTCGAGCGCGACCTCGTGCTGCTCTGGCAGCGCGGCGGCTCGGTCACGACCTCGCTGAACCTGCTCTGGCAGGTGGGGCCGTCGCTCGACGTGGCGGGCGCGGCTCCGATGCGCCGGCCGCTCAAGCACCCCGGCTGGCAGAAACGGCAGGCGCTGGACCAGCTCGCTCGCGAGCGCGCGATGGAGCGCAGCATCCGCGCGGCACTGAACCCGCAGGCCGAGACACCGCCAGCCCTCGAGGTCGAAACCCCTCCTCAGCGCAACGCTGGGCAGATGGCCGCGGCAATGGCGGAACGCGCTCGAGCGGCCCGCCAGCGCGCGACCGAGGCCGCGATCGAAGCACAGCGTGCGCGGGTGGAGATTGAACGACTTCAGCCCACGCTATTGACGGCGCGCCGGCAGGCGAGTTATCGCGTCATCGAGCAATTGCTGAGGCAGGCATGACAGACGAACAGAAGGACGACCGGGAGCCCGTGAAGCCCGTACTCGAGCTGCGCGCGAGCGGGAAAGGGTATGTGACCAAGAAGGACGGCACCGTCGTCCATTTTGAATTTGAGGGAAAAGTAAATGGCAACGACTCTGACGCTCAGTAACGCCGCGAAGGACGCGATGCTCGACGCGCTCGACACCTACGTCGGTGCGGCGGCGACGCTCGAATTCCAGACCGCGGCGGATGCCGAAGTGGCGACGCTGACGCTGACCAATCCGGCGTTTGCGGCCGCTTCGGGTGGCTCGATGGCGCTCGACTGCGATCCCGACCTGACCGATTCCAGCGCGACCGGCAGCGCCAGCCCGGTGACGAAGTTCAAGATCAAGGTCGCCGGCACGACCGATGCGATCACCGGCACGGTCGGGACGTCGGGCGAGGCGATCAACTTCGTGGGCGGCACGACGTTCGGCACGGGCGACGCGGTGACGCTGACCGAATTCACGATCACGATGCCGTAATGGCTCAGACCCTCTACCCGACTGCGATTGTCGCTAAGGGCGGGCTGGGGGGCCTGGTCACGGACATCGACGACGATCCCGCGTCGCCGGACGCGAACTGGTGTACGTCCGGGTCGACCAGCACGTACTCCGGTAGCGGCGCGGGCACGCTTGCGGCTTCGACCGGGAGTGGCACGGGCACGAGTAGCGGGCAGTGGTCCACCATCCCCGCGCAATCGCTGACCGTGGGCGTGGCGTACTCGCTCGCGCTGGCGGACTATGATCCGCCCGACACTGGGGCGTATGCCGTCAACGCTGGCGGCGATTCGTTACCGGACGGCCTGAGTCTCGACGCGGATACTGGTGTTATCTCAGGCACGCCGACGACGGCGCAGACGAAGAACGTGGCGTTTGATGCAGCGCCGACTGCGGAAGCGGACTGGATCACGCGATCTACGGCGGGCGGCGTGATTCAGGCGTTCGACTTCCGCAACGCTTCGGACGTGTCGTACCCCGCTACTGGTGGTCGCGGCGTAGCGACGGTTCCCGCAAATGTCTCTCGCTACACTGGTGACGGAGTGACTGGCGGCGCCTGCCTGCGAATCGACATTCCAGCATCGAGCGGCACGGACCCCGGCTCGTGGAAGTGCTTTTTGAGCAGCACGTGGAATGCGCTCGACATTACTACCCCTCAATATGGCGTCGGGCTGAACACGACTGCGTTTTACGTTCAATACAGGCTCAAGTTCGATGAGAACTGGCTGGTGTTGGCGTCAGGAAGTGGAGGAGAGGGCAAGAAGGTCGGCATCGTCAGCACGGCGTTCACATCGAACGAACCGTTTGAGCACGTGATTCAGGACATTGAAGCTCTGAATGTCGTTCGCGCCTATCACCAGGACGGGTCGAATTTCGTTCAGTTCACGTCTACGGTCGGCGGCCAGATCAGCTATCAGAATCAAGTCGGAGTCGATCCTCCGACTGGCGATTATTGCCACTATGGGACCGGGCCGACGTACCCGAACTGCTACCGATTCACGCCTAACGTGTGGATGTGCTTCCTGCAACGTATCGAAGTTGCGACCTACGGCGGTTCGTCTGGGAACAAGTACGACCTGTGGGCGTGGAAACCGGGCGAGACTGGGTACACGCATTTGATGGACCACACGGATTACACGGTCGGCGGGAAGGGGTCATACACGCAAGGGTTCAACGGCCTTTGGCTGACGCCATACACGTCCGGGCGCACGTCTTCGACCGTGGATAGCTACGCGCTCTACGATCAGGTGATCGTTAGCACTTCTGCTATTGCGGTGCCAGCGGCATGACGGTCACAACTTCGAACACAGTGACTTTCACTGTGACAGAGTTTCCGACCCCGGCGGCTGGGTATTTTTCCGATATCTCGCTTAATCTCCCCTCGGCGGTTGACCCATGCCCGGGTGGCGACTGTGTTTATTCTGGCGTGCAGCGGCAATCTGCGGCGTTCACGGTGTGGACATCAGGGATTTTTGCCCCAGAGTGCGGCTCACTTGGCAGCGTGATTCACTGGGGCGGCGGGCATAACGCCTACGCTGGAAACGAGGTATATAGATTCGACCTGGCGACGCGGCTATGGAGTCGGCTGGGGAATCCATCGCTCTACAGCGATTCGCCTGGGAACATTAGTAGCAGCGGGGCGTTCCCAGATGGAAAGCCTGCGCCGCCGCACAGTTATCAAACGCTTGGAATATTGCCATCAAGCGCCGGTGGCGGAACTCAGGGATCGTTGATACAAGCGACTCTCCCGGCTGTTGATTCTAGCGCGAACGGGAGATTTGCTGCGTGGTGGAAGTTCAACCTTGCGACAGCCACATGGTCGCAGTTTATTGACAGTTCCTCGATTCCTGACGGAACGCTCACATCAAAGCTGATGGTGCAAGAGCCGAACGGGAATATGTGGTGGCTCGGCGGCGGCTGGGTTCCCGAAATACGGCGGGTCACTCTGGGCGGCAGCATTACGTCCTACGGGGTATGGTCAAACATTGATGACTCTGCCGGGAACTGCGGTGGAGTTGTTCCCAGTACGCGAACGATGGTGACGTGGGGATCGTCAAACGGGACCACGGGGCTGCGTATTTTCAACCTCGCTTCAATTGAAGCTGGGCAAACTGCGGAAGGCACAGCTTGGAAGCACGTCACCCCATCGGGAAGCGGCCCTGCATCAGGGACCGGGATGCAATGGTGCCCGACGCTTAACAGGTTCGCGGCGAAGCTGTCCACGTCGTCGGCGGCAATTTACTGGTTGACACCTAGCAACCCGAGCGACCCGTGGGGGAGCACCTGGGCATGGTCAACCGAAACGCTCACTGCCGTTGGCGGGGCTACTCCGCAGACCGTTTACGATGGCAGCGGATACAACGGGTCATATAACCGATTCGTGTGGTGTCCATCTGTCAACTGCTTCATTTGGGCGGCCGGGAATACTAAACCCGTGCAAGCATTTCGCCCCGCCGGGACTTGAGAGGGCCGCATAGTGGCGACGTGGTTTAGAGATTTCAGTGAGTATTCGACCGGAGAACTCGGTACGGTCGGGAGTTCCGACTGGACCGTCGCCGAAGGCAATGCGACGTGGCTTGAAACGGTAACGGCGGACGGCGGGGCGACTGGCGGGCAAACGCTCGTCATCAGCAACAACGGGCAAGGCTCCGCAGTAACGACTTGTTACTTCGATGCGTCGGAAACGACTGGCGATTGCGAAGTCTACGCAAGACTGAAACTCGGATCTGTAGTAAGCGGCGATCAGATGTTGATCGGCCCAGCCCTTATGGGATCGGCCGGTGGGTCGTATCAGCTATATCTGCCATCCACGTCAACCGTACGGCTTGTCTTGGCGTATTCGAACGGCGGTTTATCGGACTACATTGACGCGGCTCAGTCGTTTACTCCGTCCGCTGGCGCATATTTTAAGGTGCGTATTGGTCGCTCAGGGACCACTATCCGCGCAAAAATCTGGCAGGACGGCGACTCTGAGCCGGGAACGTGGAATGCAGGAAGCGGCACCGACACGACACATTCAACCGTATCCCCGTCAATTGTTGTTTATGGCTACAGCATCATGCCTACGACCGTTGACGTGTTCGGCGCGGCCACTGGTGGAGATACGGCCCCAAGTAGCGAAGGCGGCGGCGGCTCCATCCTCCCGCAAGCAATGGCTAATTATCGAATGAGGGCAGCATGAGATTCCTGAAGCAGAACACGGCTACGCGGGTGACGGTTGGGCCGTTTCTCGACGTGACGGATGCAAAGACGCCCGAAGTGGCGCTCACTGCCACGAACGAACACGTCACCTTTGTCGTGGACGATGCTGGTGTCCCGACGCTGGTGATCGATACCACGGCCACGGCTTCGGGTGGAAACAACGACCTCGTGCATATCACGGGCGACGACGCCGGGTATTACGACCTGGAACTGACCGCCGCGCAGACGAACTACGTCGGGCGCGCGGTGCTTGGGGTGAATTACGTCACCGACCATCTGCCGGTGTTCCACGAGTTTATGATCGTCCCGGCGAACGTCTACGATTCATTCTTCGGCACCGATCTGCTGTACGTGGACGTGCAGGAAATCAACAGCGCGGAAGTGGTCGGCAACGGCGACGAAACCCCGTGGGATGGAGCCTAAACACGCCTGACCCGGCGCGAGGTTAGCGCGTGGCGATTCAATATGTAACCAACGCGCTCGGTCCGACTAACAGCTCCACGAGCGTTAGCGTCACGCTGCCCGCGACAGCAGCGGGCGACCTGCTCATCTTCGAGTACGTCCACCGTGGCACGGGCACGGGGACGATTGGCGGCACGTCGGTTACGACCGGCGGGCTGACGTGGAACAACAAGCACGACCAGCTATTCGGCGCGTCGGCGTTTTCCGGTCACACGTACTGGACGATCGCGACCGGGGACCATAGCGGGCAGACCGTCACGGCGTCGAGCCTGACGAACTCATCCGCCGGTATCGTCACGGTCTACTCTGGCGCGCACCAGACTGCGCCGCTCGATGATGCGACGGTCGTCGGTGAACAAAACGCCAGCGCCGACGAAGGTCAGGCGGCGATCACCACGGCGACGAACGGCGCGTGGGTTGTCCTCGTCGTCGTCAACTCGCCCGACCTTGCGGTCAGTTCGCAGGCCGCGGCGAACCTGACGCTGACCGAACGCGCCGAGCGCCTTTCGACGGGCGGCACGGACGCGTCGATCGCGCACGCCTCGGGCGTGCTTGCCACGGCGGGCAGTTCGGGTGCGTTCACTTGGGCGCAGACGAATGCAGCCTCGGGCTCG